AACCCCGGAGTTGGCAACAAGAAGAGCTTGAGCAAATCTCAGATCATATAAGGATGAATAAGGAAAGGATTGCCAAGGGGGAGAACCCTTTGGTTTATCAAAGTGCCACAGCTTCAGGAAGGGGAGTGGGAAAATCTGCTCTTACTGCTTGGTTGAATCTGTGGAATATGAGTTGTAATTTAGGGGCCACTGCAATCACTACGGCTAATACGGAGCCACAGTTAAAAAGTAGGACATGGGCTGAGTTGGGGAAGTGGCACACGTTATCTTTGAATTGCCATTGGTTTGAAAGGACCGCACTATCATTGAGGCCAGTTGATTGGTTTGAGAAATCTTTAAAAGATCAATTGAAAATTGATACAGGTTATTATTATGCACAGGCACAATTGTGGTCGGAGGAAAATCCGGATGCGTTTGCGGGTGTGCATAATTATAATGGTATAATGGTTATCTTTGATGAAGCTTCAGGAATACCGAAGCCGATATGGACAGTAACCTCCGGGTTCTTTACTGAGCCTGTGCTTCATCGTTACTTCTTTTGTTTTTCTAATCCCAGAAGAAATGAAGGTGAGTTCTATGAGTGTTTTTATAAAGGTAGAAATTACTGGAAGAGAAGAAACCTAGATTCAAGAAATGTTGAGGGAACTGACAACATCATGTTAAATGCTATTATAGATAAGCATGGTTCAGATTCCGATGAAGCAAGGATTGAGGTTAAGGGTCAATTCCCCAAACAAGGGGACCGACAGTTTATAAGTCGGGAGATAGTGGACGGGTCTTTAGATAGAGAGATTGAGCCGGACAAACATGCAGCATTAATGATGGGAATAGATGTTGCCAGGTACGGGGATGATTCTACCGTATTTTATTTTCGCCAAGGAAGGGACGCCCGTTCCATAGAACCTGTTAAGTTAAAGGGAAAAGACAATATGGAAGTAGCAAGGGAAGCGGCTTTTTATATTGATACCTATAACCCCGATGCAGTTTGCATTGATGCGGGTAATGGTACGGGTGTAATTGATAGATTAAAAGAGCTAGGGTACAAGGTGCATGAAGTGTGGTTTGGGTCTAAAGCGGATAAAGAAGAGTGGGCGGATTTAAGAACTCAGATGTGGGCTGACATGAGAGATTGGTTAAGAGGTGGGTGCATTATAGCGGACACTGATTTAGTCGATGACCTTGTAGGCCCAATGTATGAATTCAATAAATCCGATAAGATTAAGTTAGAATCCAAGGAGAAAATGAAAAAGCGTGGGATTGCTTCTCCGGATGTGGGTGACGCACTGGCCTGTACTTTTGCAGTGAAAGTAGCCCGAACTGACCTGAGAACGGCTAGGTTTGGCAAAAGAAACTTGAAAACTGCAACAGGAATGGATTATGATTTGTTTGAATGAGATTTGTTTGTTAGATTATTGAATAAATTACAGGGGGAATTATGGGTGGTGCAGCGGCATTGTTTGGGGCAGGAAAAGCAATTACAAAAGGAATAGCCGGTTCAGGTCCTGATGCAGGAGCTATAGCTGCTGAAAATCAAAGAAAGCTTGATGAAGAAAGCTCCCGGATTGCAGGGGAAGAAGAGTCTGCAAGAAAAGAAGAATCTGAAGGAGCTGAGCAAGAAAGATTAGATAGAGGCTCCAGATCAAGTACCATTCTTACAAGCCCCGGCGGTTTACTAGATGAAGAAGATGATTCTACAATAAGTAGAAAAACTTTGGTGGGATTCTAAATGCCACAAGGCGGAGTCGATAAAGCCGACGAGACGATAAAGCTATTTGAAAGATTAAGCGGGAACCGTGGAACCTGGGAAAGTCATTGGCAAGAAATTTCCGATAGGATTTACCCAAATGCTACAGAAGGTTTTGTATCTCATACAAAAGAAAAAGGGAACAAAAGAACTCAGTTGGTGTATGACTCCACTGCGAGCATTGCACTTAATAGATTTGCAGCGATTTTAGATTCTCTATTAACTTCAAGAAATCAGAAGTGGCATAGAGTTGTGCCGATGCAAAAAGAATTAATGAAAGACCGTCAAGCTAGAATGTGGTTTGAAGACGTAACTGATATTTTATTTAGACAGAGATATGCTCCAAAGGCAAACTTCTCTTCTCAGAACCAACTTAACTATAAATCTTTAGGTGCTTTTGGTACGGGGGCTTTATACATCGATGCTCTTATAGACCGCCAAGGAAATGGATTAAGATATAAGAATTGTCACTTGGGGCAAATGTATTTCCAAGAAAATCATCAAGGAATAATTGATGTAGCTTTAAGACATTTTGAAATGACTGCAAGGCAAGCGGTAGATAAATGGGGCATAGATAATCTCCCCTCCCCGATTAAAAATGCTTTTGCAATTGACGATACTAAGGAATTCTTCTTCATACACCTCGTACAACCAAACGAGAATTTTGAAGAAGGAAGATTAGACTTTAGAGGTATGGAATATGAATCTACTTATGTTGCTATTGAGGGACGAGAAGTAGTAGAGGTTGGGGGATATAACACTTTCCCTTACACACCTTCAAGGTATGAACAAGCTATGGGAGAAGTTTACGGACGCTCCCCAGCGATGGAAGTTCTGCCAGCGATTAAAACTTTAAATGAAGAAAAAAAGACGTTGCTAAAACAGGGACACCGAGCGGTAGATCCAGTAATGCTAGTGCATGACGATGGCGTTTTAGATTCTTTTTCTTTAAAGCCCGGGGCCTTAAATGCAGGTGGGGTATCAAAGGACGGAAGACCTTTAGTACACACACTCCCTACAGGAAATATTGCTATAGGCAAGGATTTAATGGATGACGAAAGACAGGTAATTAACGACAACTTCTTAGTTACTATCTTTCAAATCTTAGTCGATACTCCACAGATGACTGCTACAGAAGTTATGGAGCGTACTAGAGAGAAGGGGATTTTATTAGCCCCTACAATCGGTAGACAAGAATCAGAAAGATTAGGTCCACAGATTGAAAGAGAGATAGATGTTTTAGCAAGTCTAAACTTACTACCTCCTATGCCTCCAGTTATTCAAGAAGCTGGGGCGTCTTTTGAAGTTGAGTATGACTCCCCTTTATCAAGAGTTCAAAAGGCTGAAGAAGCTTCAGGTTTATTAAGAACTTTAGAGTCCACTTTAAATTATGTAAACGTGACAGGCGATAGAGCCCCTTTAGATCATTTTAATTTTGATGTTATAACTCCAGCGTTAGCAGATATAAATGCTGTTCCAGTTAAATGGATGAACGGTAAAGAGACTATAACTAAGAAAAGACAACAAAGACAAAAAGCCCAACAAGAGCAACAAGCAATAGATGCCGCACCGAGTATGGCGTCTATAGCTAAAACACAACAAGGATAATACATGTTAAGAAATGAAGTTGTCGATAGGGTCAAGAGTTTCTTGACGTCCAGAAAACAAGCGTACCAATTTACTTTCGAAAAGAATATATACACAAAAGCGGTTCTTAAAGACTTATCTAAGTTTTGTAGAGCCGATGTTTCGACTTTCAGTGAAGATCCAAGGCTGCATGCATTAGCAGAAGGCCGTAGAGAAGTTTGGCTTAGAATTCAAAACTATTTAAACTTAACTCCCGATGAACTTTGGGACCTATACCGAAAGGATTAGAAAATGGAAGACAACGCATCTACAGGTGCGCCTGCCACTAGTGGCGGGGAATCACCTGCAATCGGGGCTGCAGCAGCAGTCGCACCAACACAACCCGTAGCTTCGGCTGCAGTAGCACCTCAACCAGGAGCGGTAACTAATGCCGTCGGGCAAACAGCTTCGGCTGCTATGGGATCTGAACCCGCTCCAATAAAATGGACGGACAGTCTAAAAAGCGAACACAAAGATTATGTAGAAGGTAAAGGATTTAAAGACCCTTCAGCCGTTTTAGAAAGCTACATCAATCTAGAGAAGTTAAGAGGAGTCCCACAGGACAGACTTTTAAAGATGCCTGAAACTGCGGATAGCCCGGAGTGGGAACAGCTTTATTCAAAACTCGGAAAGCCCGATAAAGCAGAAGGTTACGAGTTAACTGTACCTGAAGGCGAAGACGCTACATTTGTTGATTGGGCAAAAGAAGCTTTTCATAAGTTGAATATGACCAAAGATCAAGCAACAGGTTTAATTGAAAGCTTTAATCAAATGGTAGATAACCAAAAGGCAGATGGCGGAGAAGCTTATAAAGCTGATGTGCAAAAACAAGAAATGAATCTTAAAAAAGAATGGGGTCAAGCCTATCACCAAAACATTGCAAACGCTCAAAACGCTGCAAAAGAATTTGGAGTTCCCACAGAAGCTATTGATGCTATGGAAAAATCAATAGGATTTGACGGAGTTATGAAAATGATGAATTCAATTGGGGAAAAGATAGGCGAAAGCAAATATCATGACGGAGGCAAGAGCGTTGACGGGTTTGGACAAAATGTACTCACTCCTGAAAGAGCTATGGCTGAAATCTCAAAACTTAAAGGTGATAACACTTTTGTCGAGAAATGGAAGGCTGGGGATCTAGATTCTAGGAAGAAAATGGCGAATCTTCATGAAAT